TTTAAAGTAGAAATTCTACAGGGCGGACACAATTTTAATGATTCAAGTGGAGCACCAACAGGTAACACTTTTAAACTTGCATTATATTCAAGCAACTCAGCAACTTTAAGTAAATCAACAACTGCTTATGCAGCACCAACAAGTGCGTCAGCAGATCCAACAAGTACATACGAAGTAACAACTACTTCATCTGGTTACACAGCTGGAGGAAATACTTTAACAGCAAGTGCTGATCCAGTTTTATCTGGAGACACAGCATGTGTTAAATTTAATGATACAAGTTGGACATCAGCTTCTTTTACAGCTAGAGGATGTTTAATTTATAATACTACAGCTGTTACAGGATTCACAACTAACAGAGCGGTCTGTGCAATTAATTTTGGTTCAGACAAAACTGTAACAAGTGGAACTTTTACAATAGAATTCCCAGCACAAACAGCTACAAACGCAATCGTTCAAATAGCATAGGAGTAAAAAATGGCTGACGTTACATTCACAGTAACGGGTCTTTCTTCTACTTCAACTTTAGGAGACCTTTCGTATACAGGTGTCTCAGAAGGATACGGACGTTATACGTGGGGACAAGCTGGTTGGAATGATTCTGATCTTCTTGGACAAGGATGGGGCCGTGAGGCTTATGGATCTGGTATGTGGGGTGATTCACCTTATGCCGTTCTTCCTGCACTTTCTGCTACATCTTCAGTTGGAGCTTTAGTTCCTGCTGATCAAGTAATGGGATTAACAGGTTTAACAGCTACAAGTTCTGTAGGAGCTTTAAGTCCAGCAGATGTAATGGGATTAACAGGACAATCAGCAACAAGTTCTGTAGGAGCTTTAAGTCCAGCAGATGTAGTTGGACTAAGTGGATTAAGCGCAACATCATCTTTAAATCTTCCAACTGAAAATGTTTATGTCAAACCTGGTTGGGGCACATTATCTTGGGGAATTAATGGTTGGGGCTCTGTTGAAGCAGCTCAATTTACATTACCAGGTTTAAGTGCAACATCATCTGTAGGAGTATTAGATCCTGCAGATCAAGTAATGGGATTAACTGGGTTAAGTGCAACAAGTTCTCTTGGTTCATTATCAGTTAGTTCTGATAACACAACCACACTTTCAGCGCTAAGTGCAACATCAGCTGTTGGAACTTTAGATCCTGCAGATCAATCAATGGGATTAACTGGTTTAACAGCTACATCATCTGTAGGCTCGTTATCACCTGCCGATGTAATAGGAATAACAGGTTTAAGTGCAACTTCGGCTACTGGATCATTAACAATTACATCTAATCCAACTTTCCAATTAAGTGGAATTGTAGCTACAAGTTCTTTAGGTTCATTAACAGTCACACCATTAACTCCAGTTGTATTAGCTGGTCAATCGGCTACATCAAGTGTTAATAGTGTAACCACTGTTCAAGCGACTGTGGCTAGTCTAGTGGGACTAGGTCAAACAGCTACTACTTCTGTAGCAGATGAATTAATATTAAGATATTATCAAGAATTATATCCTCGTACGAGTGCTTCATATAGTGACAAGACACCTAGAACTAGCGCCTCATATAGTACTAAGACACCTAGAACTAGCGCCTCATACACCGATAAAGTAGCTTCATAATTATGTTTGACTTAAAACTAAATAAACAATATAAACCAATTAACTAGGAGATAATTAAAGATGTCATCATCAACTTACACACCTCTCGGCGTAGAATTAATGGCTACTGGTGAAAACGCCGGTACTTGGGGAACAAAGACTAATACTAATTTAAATATTATAGAACAAATTCAAGGTGGTTTTAAAGTTCAAACTTTAAACGCTGGAGGATCTGGAGCAAACACTACAGCTCTTGCTGTATCAGATGGATCGACTGGAGCGACTCTTGCAACTAGAGTAATTATTTTAGGAGCAGTTTCTCCTGAAGCAATTACAGGAGCTAAAATTGTAACAGTTCCTAACGATGTTGAAAATTGGTACTTAGTTAAAAATAGTACAAGTGGAGCATATACTGTTCAATTTAAAACTGTTTCTGGATCAGGTGGAACGGTTACATGGTCTACTACAGATAAAGGATATAAACTTATTTATGTAGATGGTGAAAGTAGTAATCCTAGTGTAATTGATGTTTTTTCTGCTTTTTCAGAAATTACATTAAATAATCAAAATGCATTAAAATTAAATGATGCTGATAACTCAGCTTATATAGGTATTAAATCGGCTGCTACAGCGACTTCTTATACAATAACTTTACCAGCTGCAGTAGGAGCTTCAAGCACAGCTTTAGTAACTACAGATGGTTCTGGAACACTGGGGTGGACAGCAACATCATCTTTTGGTATAACAACAGGAAAAGCTATTGCAATGGCAATGATTTTCGGATAAGAAACAAAAAGGAATTAAATTATGGCAAACCCAAATATAGTAGCAGTATCAAATATTTTAGGTGGAAACTTAGGTTGGAATTTATCCAACACATTAACTGCAACTTTAGCAACAGTCGCTGCAGACAAAATTGTAAAAATTAATAGAATTACAGTAGCAAATGTTGACGGAACAAATGCAGCTGATGTTAATTTATATATTGATGGTTTAACAACTGCTGGAGCAACAGGATTTGCTGGCACAGGTGCTAGTGCAACAGTTTATATAGCAAAAACAGTTTCGGTACCAGCTGACGCAACGTTAGTTTTATCAGACACGCCTATTTATTTAATGGAAGGCGATGTACTGAAGGGTGGAGCTAGTGCTTCAGGTGACCTAGATTTATTTATTTCATATGAAGTATTAGACGACGCATAGGAGGTTTAAATTATGGCTGGCAATGGCGGAATAATTGGACCTTGTAATGTAACTTCTAGTGGTGGTGATAAAGTTACTCAAGTAAAATCAACTTCAACTTTTACAACACAACCAGGAACTACAAAAGTAGATGTTTTAGTCGTCGGTGGTGGCGGAGGCGGTGGTGCATCTGGTGGTGGCGGAGGTGCAGGTGGTTATTTAAGTTCTTGTAATGCAACTGTTACAGGTGGCACATGTTATCCAATTACAGTTGGTGGTGGAGGTGCAGCAGGTGTTGCTCCCCCAGCAGGTGGTTCATGTGCAGGTGCAGGAAATAATTCAGTAGGTTTTTGTATAACTTCAACTGGCGGCGGTGGCGGAGGAACGGATCAAAGAGGTCCTTCTCAACCTTCCCCAACTCCAGGACCAGCAGTTGGTGCTCCAGGTGGATCTGGCGGCGGCGGTGGCTGGGGAAAAGCTGGTGGTTCA